TCCAAGCCTTGCATAGCCAAAAAGAATAAGAGCGGTGGAAAATATTGAAATTTTTCACCGCTCTTTTTTTATTATTTACTAATGCGCTTTTTTGCAACTCGCCAAAATATCCAAATCCTTTTGATATACGTCCGTTTTTAAATTAAACCCACCCAACATAACCATCACACATAAACCAACATAAATGGGAAGAAATAATACTAAGTGGGAAGAAATGAGAAAGGCAGAATGAAAAAGCGTTACACATAGAGAAAAAGAAAACCCAGCGACTTTTTACGGTCACTGGGTTTGTTTTTAGGGTTGAGCGAACATATCAAACTGCCTTTTCGCAATTTCTTCTTTCTGCACACGTTTAACGATTTTGTAGATCCATTGCAAAGATAAACCATACTTCTTGGCAAGATAGGCGTGATTATTGCCCGTGAACTCGTTGAAAATCTGCTTCTCACGCTCACAGGCGAAAAGCGACATTGATTTCGGCACATACACATTCAAACCACCCCAGTTGTAGCCCGTTTTCAACGCCACAATCATTCCGATGTTTTCTGCCGTTTCCTCGTCCATTTCGGGATAACATTCACGCACCGCCATCACCGTATATTTCGCCAAATCCGCCAATAAATCGGGGGCTTTGGTTTGAAAGTCATCATTGTCAAATTTAGCGATATTCATACTATTTACCTACTCGTTTTTTCCACTGTTTTAACTGCTCAATAATAGCCGCTGTTTGCTCGCTGTCTAATTCACGCCAGTCCGCAACGTCTGCATAATATCGAACAACAAATGCATTCAACGCAGCAGACGTACTTTCATCGGCGGTTACTTTCCACACTGCCCACAATTTCCGCTGAATGGCAGAAAGTTGTGCGGCATCACTCCGCAAGCGAATCTTCGCGCCTTTTTGTTGCAGTATTTTGACCAGTTTTACCAAGTCTGAATAGCTTATATTTTTTGCAGAATTTTGGTAGAATTGTTGAGATAATAGACTTCGGTAAGTTTCATCGTCCATCTTCAACTGATTTTTGCCAATATGCACCAACTGTAATAATCTTTTTCTCATTGTTTCCCCCATAATGATTCATTTTTCGGTTCTCCTAATACAAAAAAACCGCCCTAAGGCGGTTTGGTTTAACAAGTTGGATCAAAATGTTGAACGTACTCAGGTTCTTCTTCATCATTCTTTTCCAAGATTTGTTGAATAACAGGATCATCAGTAAAAATCATTTTTGACAATCCCATCAACAACGGCCCAATCCCTTCTTTTTGGTCGGTATGTCCATTGGTTGCCCAATCGCCGTCTTCGCCACGAAAGAAATCAAAGTGAAGATTAGCCTCGAAGCCGTTTTCAATTTCAGGGACTAATTTCAGCATCTCATTCCATATTTTTGTTAGCACGACAGGCATTGTTGCCATTAAACCAGCCACGATATTGCTTACCTTAGTTGGTGGTTTAGGCTTGTAGTTGATCCCAATTTTAAATGTTAAATCATCTGCCGTTGGTTCAACGCCGATGTTAATAACTGCCAAATAATGTTGTGTCATACTCTTACCCCCATTTTCATCAAAATCCCTTTCGCATTCTGCACATAAATACTGGCGTGCGTCATTTCTTCTTTATTTAACGATTTTTCCGCTTGTTCCAGCTGAATAATCGCTTGGCGAAGTTGCATTTTTAAGGTTTCAAGTGTAGAAATCATTGTGTTTTCTCCCGTCTTCCTTGCCATTTTTTACAGTAGCTTTTCCGCGTATAACACCACTCACGCTGTTTAAATGTCAGTGCTAACTTTTCTGCATTCGCCCATAATTCAGTTGCTCTGGCATAATTGCCCGAACGTTCCACCTCAGCAGCGGTTTCTGCTGCTTCGTGATAGGCTTCTTCTAGCACACTACGCTCGACTCTCGGTCTTCGGCTCATTTTCGCACCTCTTCATCATTGGGCTTGATTACAAACTCTTCCACGCCCTCGCGAATGGTTACACCTGAAATTGAGCGTGCAATATCCGGCTCAGCAAGCATTGCTTCTTTATTGAGTTCTTCTTTGGTGCGAATAAAGCGGAACAGCCCCAAATTGCGTAGGCTTTCCAAAATGCCGTCAATCCCTTTGGCAACCACTGCAGGCGGTTTAGCACGCCATTGCACCTCGCCGGTGGTAAAGTACGCCGTTTTTTGCTTGCCACCGTTGGTGAGTTCCAAACGGCGACTTTCACAATACGCCTGCACTGCCTTTTGCAAGGGCTTCACTTGCTCTTTAAGAGCGGTTAGTTGAGCCGTATATTTCTCATCAATCGCCGCTTTCTCATCTGCTTGCAGGGTGGAAAGTCGCACCTGCTCGCGTTCCAAATCACCAATTTGCTTAATCGCCAACGCCACTTCATCTTGGGTTTGCAGGGCGATTGACTGCACTTCGCTTTTTACTCGGGTTGCTCGTTTAGCCATTATTTGTTACTCCTTTTTTGCAAGTGTAAGGATAAAAATCCGCGTTAATTTTTGGGGTAAGGTTGCCGTTAGGTGAGCGGAGATACACAACGCCATCAATACAAAGCTCGGCGTAACTCCAAGTGTGCTTTTGCACCATTCCATCATCACAGCCCGCCAACAAAAGTGCGGTAAAAATTAAGGTCGTTTTTCTCATACAGCCCCCTAAACCTGCATCACCACATCGCCATTCACTTTCGGCACACCTAAACTTTCTGCTAAGTTCATCGCCGCCGTCAGCAAATTATTTACCGCAAGCGGATAAAGCAGGCTCTGCGTGGTTTTGTTTCGCCCCACCGCTGTTAAGCGTTGTCGCACCGCCAAAAACGCGTCTTCTTCAAAAATATCGCTGAGTTTTTTGCCCACTTTAGCCAAGCGGAACGCTACATAGTTTTCCAATTCTGCATCGAGCGGCGCAAGTTCCACCACTTCGCAACGTTGCACCACTTCACGCACTTCCGTGTTGCGTTCAGACAGCTTCAGCTTCAATTCCGGCTGACCGATTAACACAATGGAAATCAGCTTTTTGAACCCATCTTCCAACTCAAAAAAGCGTTTCAAGTGTTTCAAAGTCGGAATCGGCAACGAGTGGGCTTCTTCAATAATCAGCACGTTGGAGTAGCCTGATTTACAGCTTTCTTTCAACACATTGTGCAACTGGCGAAAGCGAGCTTCAGGCGAACGCTTTACACTTTGCAATGGCGCAAGGGTGGAAATAATCGCTTCGGCAATGTGGGCAGCTTTTAGCGTTTTGCCCTTAATGTCGTTGTCTTCCATTGCGATGATGTAAGGCTCAATCACTGCAATCGGCGCGTTTTCGGCACGAATGCGATCAATCAAATCACGGCGTAGGGTCGATTTGCCCGCACCGCTTTCGCCCACCACCGCCATAAAGCCGCCGTGCTTGGCGGTTTGATAGAGCGACTCACGCACATAACGAATATCAGACGTGGCGAAAACTTCATCAGCCGAGCGAATATCGGCGGAAAAAGGGTCAATCGGTAATAAAAAATGTTTCTTAGTGGCTGGAAATAAAGCCTGTTTTGCGAGTAACATAATCTCGTCCTTAATTTCTTGTTTGGTTTTAAGGGCGGAAGCGGCAGGCTCGGTCGCCAAACTTTCCCCTGCTGCTTCCTTTCTTAATAGCGTTGCAAGCGGTTGAGTTACCCCAATTTTTTGCAAAGCCGCTATTAAACTCTTCTCAAATGCCGCCCAATCTCTCACTCGTTGATCGTGATTGACCAACTGGGAAATGGTCGCAGGCGACACATTCATCATCTGTGCCAACTGTCGCAGGCTCACGCCCTTATCAATCAGCACCTGTTTTAGTTTCAGCATAAAATGCTCCGTTCATCATAATCCTTACCTTTACGCGTAGAGTGGGCTTTAGCCCACCATTTAGGCCGCCAACAACCGCAAATTTGAGCGTGTTGGCGAAGGTTGAACAAACTCCGCCTTGAACTCATCAAAGCCCAAGCCCAACAATCGTTCGGCTTCCACCTGCGGCACACCTTGCGGATATTTGCCGTTCACCCATTGATAGCATTCACCATTCCACAACTCGCCCCAGCGAGCTTTGCCGTTTTTGGCAAATTCCACCACCGACATCGGCTTTTGCTCCACCCGTCGGGCGTTGGTAGTGAGTTCGTGTTCTTGTCCGTTTTTCGGTAAGAACCACATAAGCTGATTCTCATCAAGATGTTTGTAAGGGTCGATTTCGCCATTAAATAACGGCACATTGGCTTTCTTCGCACGTTTCAACTCATGTTCGGTGGCCACACCATAAGCCAGTTGCTCCGCCTGCTCCTTATTGGTTTCAAAGGCGGTTTTACTGTGCGCTTTGTATTCTTCGCCAATTATCGCCGCATCCACACGGAAACCGTATTCATTCACTTCAATCGGCTCAAGTACCACCCAGTAAGGCTTCAGCATCGCCTTACCCGTTTCATCAAGCAAATGTTCAAAACATTGCACTTGCACACATTCAGGGCGGTAAGGGTTTTTGCCCACCGTGATTTTCTCACCCACTCGAACATCAGGCACATCACGCACATCATAACGGCGGTTCTCAAAGCTGATTTCCAACTTATCGGTAACCAATCGCTCGCTTAATGCGGTGATCATCAATTCCTGACAAATCTCACGGCTAGGGGGCAAGATTAAATCTTTCGTGTGAATTTTCTGCCACGCCCCATAGCGTGTCATACCGTGTCGGCTGTGAATGGCTTTACCGTTGAAATAGCGCATCCATTGGTGGGCAAGCTGGTTCAGTTCCGCCAAACCACTCACATTCATAAACCGCAGCCCGCTTTCAAATTGCCGTTCCACAATATCGTTGCCTTTCTCCACTTGCCCTTTGGCTCGGGCGTTGTGGGCTTTCGGCACTTCAATTTTTACATCCAACTGGTTCAGTAAGTGCGTGAACATTTGCGAGGTATTGGCAGAACCGCGGTCGAACATCAAAATTTTCGGCACACCGAAAAACGGCTCGGCAGGGCTTTCTTTCTTCTGAATGGCGTTGATAAAGGTTTCCGAAATGTTCTCTGCCGTTTCGCCGCCATACACATATTCCACATAAATCACCCCGCTGGCGTGGTCGGTGATCACATATCGCCACACCCGTTGCGGTTCCACCTTCGCCACATTCGCAGGCTTGTTTTTGTAGAACTGTTCCGCTTCCATTACGCATAGCCCATTGCCTTTGCCTGTTTCTTTCAAGTAATACAGCACACACAAAGACGGGTCGATTTGCCACACGTGGTTCGGGTGTCGGCTTTGCAACTGCACCACAGGAGCGGGGCGTAACAGTTGGTCGGGGTGCAAATTGGCGTTGCGTAACGCCCGCTCCACCGAACTTGCCGAATAAGGGCGAACTTCGCCTGTTTTCTCGTCCACAAACTCCGCTTTCACTTTGTTGTTGGCGCGTAATATGTCCAAAATCCGCTCCAGCGTTGCCATGGTTTTGCCGTTTTTGCGCCGTAGGTGTAACCACGCCGCACTAATCAATTTCAGCTCGTTTGCTTCCATTTGATGTTTCCCCTTATCGCACCGCACTTTGCGACCACTTGCCGGTCGAAACGGTTTAAGCTGCCGAAGAAAAGTCGCACGGCTTAAGCCTGTTTTTGTGCAACCTTCTTCAATAATTTTTTCCTTCTCGCCAAAGCCTGCCTTCTCCACACGCTCGGCATATTGGGCGAGAACGCTCGGTAGTATTGCCATTGCATTTCCTTAACCCACCACTTCAGCATCTTGAATGTGGGCATCTTGCTCAATCTCGTCCAAAATGCTCGTTACACTTTCATCTAGCTTGCCGTCAGGCTGATAATCTTCTCGCGCCCACTCAGGCAAGGCTTCACCGCTTGGCGTATCGTCTAAGCCAAAGCGTTCTTTCAGCTCCGACAAAATCAACTGATACTCCGCCAACACCCCACTCATAAACTGCTTATGATCAATACCTGTTTCAGCTTGATGAGCCCCTAATGCCTCAAACGCCTGAAACACCTGCCCACGCAAAATAGCTTCCGCCTTGTAAGAAATCGCGGTTACTTCTTCTCGCAATGCACTGCCACGTTGGTCGGGCGTTTGGGTTTCAATCAACAAACTTTTCTTCGCCAACTCCTTATCCAGTTTGTTTAAACGTTCGTCCTTATTAGCAATCACTTTCGCCTGCGCGTCATAGTTCGCTTTCACGCTTTCCAACTGTTTGGTAAGGCTTTCTTTCTCCTTAGCGTGCTTCACGCTCAATTCTTCGATTTTCTCAATCAAATCTTCCTTGTCGGTGGTTTCCGAATAATCCGCATCCACAATCTCCGCTCGGGCTTCTTCAGGCAGCTGGCGAAGTTTTCGCATTTCGCGGTAGCCTAAGCCTAGGCGTTGGCTGGTTTCTAGGAAGTCTTCGCCGAGAACAGCTAAGTTTTGCAAATCAAGATCAATCTTTTGACGGCTAAATCCGCAAGCTGTGCAGTAATCTTCCCAACTGCTAACCGTTAGCACTTTTCCTTCACTATCAACATAGCTCAAACCCTTGTATTTCTTAGAGTTCTTGATTTCATTCAACACTTTCAAACTGCTAACCGTTAGCAGTTTTTCCACAAAATTAAAGGCTTTTAACATACCCATCGCTTCATGAGCTTCTGCCATATCTTGTGTCATTGCCTGTGCAGCCATTATCACCGCATCTTGTTGTTCACTTAATCTTAAATCTGTCATCTGTTACTCCTAAAAACCGCCTGTTGCCACACGGTGTCGCATTTCATTAAATCGTTCGTTTACCGCCTGCATATCCTGCTCATAACACACCGCAAGGTTGAGCAGGGCAAAGCTGAGCGTCCAGTTACCTGTGGGAAGTTTGCGCAAAAAGCCTTCACTTTCTAAAATCGCGGTGGCGCGTGTGATGTTCACAGGCGTTTCATCAATGGCTTCGCACAAATCTTTATTGCTTAAGCCGTCCATCGTTCGCCCCTTCAGGGCTTTTAAAATCCGCAAGGCACGTTGTGTGCTGTTGGTTTTTTCGCTCATTTGGTTTCTCCTGCTGTGTTTGTTCGCATAAAGTGCGGTATGTTTTCCGCCTGTTTTTGTTGCTCGCACGCAACGAGCTGTTTGTAACCTTTGCTGTTCCAGTATTTTTTCAAATACCATAAGCAGAATTTTTCTAACATTTTCATTGGTTTTTTCTCCCTGTGGTATCCTATTGGCTCTCTCAACTGCCAAAAGGAAACCCTATGACGGTAATTAAATTGCCGATAAAAAGGCTCACCGAACTCGAACAACGAGTGAATGAACTAGAAATTCACGTTCAAAATCTCGATACAGAAAATCGGCTTTATCAATCTATTCTGGCTTCGCTGATTTCCATCTTGCCCAATAATGAACGCCAAGCGTGGATTAAAGATTTTGAGACGCTTTACGAACTCGGCTTGGACGATGTGGAAAACGCATTGCCAACTCCCCAAAAACGGAATAACAGATCCGTTTATCTTGACCAACTACTATCTCTTTTGGATAAGTAGCTTTCTTTTCTTCAACAGACAGGCTGTTAGGCTTGTCTGATTTCTTTTCTTTCTGCATAAAATCTCCTATTGTTTATTTAATAAAGAGCGGTCGACAAAAAGTATACTTTTTGAATGTCGGCTTTGCCGACAGCCCCAACGGGGCGAACAATCGAACTTGCTTCGATTGTGAGTATCTTTTCGCTGTTTTTTCTAAATTGTTAAAGAGCAGGTTGCGTGTATTTAAGCCGCCGCTTGGTGGTCGGGGTCAGGCTTTAAGCCCAACAACACCGCCGTTTTATGAGCTTCGCCCCAAGTGCCTTTCAGCTGTCCGCGAAGTAAGTCGGAAATCGCTTGCTGATCCACACCAAAGTGCCTTGCCCATTCGCTACGATTAATCCCATGTCGTAAAAAATAGGCTCTTGCACTTTCTCGTGTTTGCGGATAGGGTAAGGGGTGAAATACCTTTCGTGAACCATTACGAGGAGGGATGTCTTTTTTAGGAATAAAAACAGTTAAACCACCAAAATTGTGTTCTTTAGTGCATCTATAATTGATAAAAATCATACTATCCTCCTTAAGTTAAGCCGCCGCTTTTAAGCCGAGCTTCACGGCAATTTCGTGTCCGATACCACGTTTGGCTTTAATCGTGCCATTCAATACGCGGTAAACATACAATCGGTCATAACCATGTTCTCTTGCCCAATCAGCGAAAGATTCGCCACGGGCTTCAAACTCGCTTTTCACCTGTTCAGGCGTTTTAACATTCAGCATTTTTTTCTCCTGTTGTGGTATAATTGATAAACAATCAATAAATCATTTCTTACATTTGTAAGATTATATTACATTTGTAATGTTTTCAAGGGGAAATTTATGGATTCTTTCAAAGGAAAACTTATTCGCTTAAAAAATGAACTAAATGTGGAAACAGATAAGGAAGTTGCAGAGTATTTGGAAATGACCAATAACGCATTCACAGTGAGAAAAAGTCGAAATAGCTTCCCTGAAAAAGAGCTTTTTGCCCTAAAAGCCAAACGCCCAGAATTAAACCTTGATATGGATTACATATTGCTCGGTCATCGCCGTGAAACTTATGAAGCAATGGAAAAAGAAGCGTTAAAAGATATGCCAAAGCCGGATTTTTCAGACAAAACAGGCTTATTAGTGCAGTTATTTATGCAATGTGATGATCAAGGGCGTGCAGCGATTTTAAGTGTGGCACAAACAATGGCGGCAATAGCAAAAACGACGCAAAGCAATCACGCTACCAAAATGCACATCGACAACGTAGAACAACAAAACAACATCGAACACCTTGAAGGTGGTATTCATTTTAAGAAAGGGAAATAAATGGATTTTCACATTCACAACGTTGAGCAGCTTAATAACATCAACCAAGCCCACTTTCACCAAGCCGAAAAAGCAATAGATAAAAACAGCCCGCACATTGTCATTTGTCCACAATGTGGCGGAGCAAGTTATCGCTTCAATGAATACTGCAATAATGGTAAATGTACTTTTGGTATTCGAGCCTATTTTGATGAACTAGAACAGATTGCCCAAGAACAAGAACGTGAAAAACGAAAAGGGCGTTGCTCTCTCATCGGTTTGAGTGGCTTTGCATTTAGCATAGCCATCAGCTATATCGGCTCACAGTGGTTTGATAGCCCTAAAATGGCGCTATGGTTTTTAGGCGGAATAGTATGGCTTTTTATTTGGCTAAAATCGGCAGAACAACAGTAATTTATTATTAAGGAAACCAAAATGAAAAAATCCCTCAAATATGCCGCTTTCGCCTTATTAGGCGTGGCGGCTGCCGTATTTGCCAAAGAGAAATTTGAGTGTGCAGGCAAACGCACCTGCAAAGAAATGAACAGTTGCGAAGAAGCCCGTTTCTATCTCACCCAATGCGGTCGCGACAGCCTAGACCGCGACAACGACGGCGTGCCTTGTGAAAGTATTTGTGGTGGGAAGAAAAAGAAATAATTGAGGAACAATAATGACAACCGAACAACAAAACGATAAATTAGACATCGTTATCCGTAACGAGCAAGATGCTTATGATTTTCTTCGTCAGATCTATGAAACGGAATTAGGTAATGACGTTTCTAAGCTCCATATTCAATTTGAAGGTTGGCCCAAGGTTCAGGTTAGCTTAACAGGCGAAAAATATCAGTCTACAATAACACCTTCAATTATGAAGGCTTTCTTAAAATTGCAAGATGGCTTATATAGAGCTTATGCCTTGGCGGTGTATGCGGACACTCATCATCGTTTAAGTGATGATGAAAAGAAAGACTTAGAACTCATTATTAAAGTTAGTCAAGGTTCATCCAAGTTTGATGGAGAAAACATTGACTGGGGAAATGTTTTAACAGGGCTGATTTCAAAAATGACAAGCAAACATTTGATGATCACATTGCTGTTTGGGCTACTGTGCTATTTTGGCACAGACGCTTACAAAATGTTTCTTGATGATAAACAAGCCGAGCGAGAAACTCAAACTCAATCAGATACAACAGCTAAACTCGTGGAACTTAATGAGAAAACATTAGACGTTTTAGCTGAAAATCAAAAAGAGAACAGAGAGCTATTTCATAAGCTGATTGAGCAAAAACCAGAGTTAGAAGAAATTGCGATTGAAGCAAAAGAAACCAAACGAGAATTTCTCAAGCAAGCTAGTGATGCCGAAAAAATAAATATCCAAGGAATTGAAGTTACAGGTGAACAAGCAAAAGAATTAGCGAAAAAGAAACGAATGCCACCTGCACGTGAATTTGAAGAAATTCGCCTTGATGGAATGTACCGTATTTTAAATGTGAACACGGAATTGGATACAGGCTTCAAAGTGAGCATTCGTAATGAAGCAAGCGGGCAAGAATTGATTGCAGAAGTGCAAGACAACACCTTCCAAAGCCAATACAAGAAAGCAATTGAAACTGCGACATTTGAAAAGCGCCCTGTTGAATTAAATATCAATGCAAAACAGAAAGTGGCTAATGGTTTAATTTATGATGTCGTTGTTATTAAGGCTGTTTTACACAAACAAGCTAAATAATTCTTTAAACCAGTTTAAATCCAATTTATACCACCTTTAATTAAACTCCATTTATCAACCAATCCTTGATAACTGGAGTTTTTTTATGTCTTTCCCCATCACCAAAATCATCATCCATTGCTCTGCTACTCAAAACGGCAAGCAACTCCGCACCAATACCCAAACCGCCGCTCAACGCATTGACGAATGGCACAAGCAGCGTGGCTTTCAGCGTTTGGCTGGTTATTACAAAGCCTTTAATCCGCATTTAAAACACATCGGCTACCACTTCATTATTGACACTGACGGCACGGTCGAAACCGGTCGCAAAGAAGGCGAAACGGGCGCGCACGTCAAAGGGCATAACCTACACAGTATCGGCATTTGCTTGGTCGGCGGCATTACCAAAGACAAACGCAACCACGGCGAATACACCGAAAAACAATGGCAGGCACTGCACCGCTTATTGCGTCAGCTTGAAGCCAAATATCCCAACGCGCGTATTTGTGGACATCGTGATTTAAGCCCCGACTTAAACGGCGACGGCACAATCAACCCGAATGAATGGACAAAATCCTGTCCATGCTTTGATGTGTGGAGCTGGCTGGATTCTGAGCAAGTGATCAACCACGAGCATTTATTTAAGGCATAGAACCGTAGAGGGTGTGCAACACGCCCCTACAGCACTAACAAGGAAAACCAATGAAACTCAAAGAACTCATTACTAACGACAACGGTCGCCTTTCCACTACCGCCTTTATCCAATTTTTCGGGGCGTTGTTGATGGCTGGCATTTTGATTTATGCCGTATGGCTTGACCGTGCCTATGTAGGCGAATTGTTCACCACCTTCGCCATTTTCTGTGCAGGCGGAGCTGCCACTAAAGGTTTTGCCAACGCGTTAAATAATTGGGGGCGTGAAGAATGATGGCTTACTTAATTTTAGGCGGCGTTGCGGTACTTTGGGTAGGCACTGCGATTGTCTGTTACAAAATTCGCAAAGCACGTCAAGAAATCGACCGCTTATTTAAGCAAAACGAGAAACTGCAAAACGAAAAAGCCGTTGCCGAAACCCAAGTCAAACATTTTGAAGTGAGAAAGAAAAATGAAGAAAACACTCGTGGCTCTCGCCGTGATGATGTCATTAACCGCTTGCAACAGTCGGGTGATCTCCGTGATTAACTCTAGCTGTTCAGGCTTTGGTGTGATTAAGGCAAGCCGACAAGATACCACCGAAACACTCCGTCAAATTGCGGTGCATAACGCGACTTACCGCGAGATTTGCAAGGAGATTAAAGATGACCATTAACGTAGAATTTTGGCATTTGGTGGGGCTGTTGTTGTCCTTTCTCGGCTGCTGCTTTGGCTTTGCTAAAATCTTAGTAGCACAGTTTCAAAATTCATTAACAGAACGACATCAAAATCAGCAGCGTGTGAATGAAAAAGTGGAAGATTTAGAACGTCAGATCAACAAAATGAACAGTTCAATGCCGTTGGTTTATGTTTTGCGTGAAGATTATATTCGTGGGCAAGGCGTGTTAGAAGCCAAAATGGATGCCTTACATAAAACCCTAAGTGAATTGTTCAAAATGGAGAAAACAAAGCAATGATGGAAAAAGCTCGTCGAGAAGGAATGCGTTGGAATTTGCTGAACGTGTTACATAAAGCGCGCCCTTATGATACCAACGAGAAATTTTTGCTTGATGTAATGCGCGGGATTTACCCTGATGCTACTGCACTTGAAGTCCGTCAGCATTTGGATTACTTGGCAAAAAGTGAACTGGTTATCCTAGATAAACAGCCGCACGGCATTTGGTATAGCCGAATCAATGCTAAAGGCGTAGATGTTGTGGAATACACCAGTGAATGCCAAGCAGGCATTGCGCGCCCTGACAAATATTGGGAGTAACAGCCTATGGCACCAAGATCCAGTATTGAGAAACTGCCCGAAGATGTTCGCCGTTGGCTGGAGCGCGCCTTAACCGAGAACGGTTTTTCAGGCTATGTGGAACTGGAAAACCTACTGCGTGAGAAAGGCTATCAAATCAGCAAGTCGGCAATTCATCGCTATGGCAAGCAAATTGAAAGTCGCCTGAAAGCAATTAAAGACGCGGCAGAAGTGGCAAAATTGATTACCGAGCAAGTGGATGATGAAGGCGACAGCCAATCGGACGCCCTAATGCGACTGGTGCAGACGGATTTAATGAATTTGCTGATTGAAGCCCGCAATGTGGAAAGTCTAAGCGTGAAAGACCGCTTAAAAGCACTGGGTATGATTGGCAAAAATATTGCGTCAATGACCACGGCAAGTGTGAAGCTCAAAGAATATCAAGCGGAACACAAAGCCAAAGTGCAGGCAAAATTAGATGAACTCGCACGCACCGCAGACAGGGACGGCACAGACCTGCCAACCCTTGAGCGTGTGCGACAAAGTATTTTGGAAGTCTATGGCATCAACCAATAACACCGTTCTCTATGATTACCAAAAACGCTGGCTACAAGATACCAGCCGTTTCAAGGTGGCAATGTTTGCCCGTCAAACAGGCAAAACTTTCACGACCACGTTGGAAATTGTGCTGGATTGCTTGGCAGCCGAAGCCAAAGGCGAGAAAACTCGCTGGGTTATTCTCTCGCGTGGCGAACGCCAAGCGAAAGAAGCGATCAATGAAGGCGTGAAAGTTCACTTAAATGCAATGGGCATAGTATGTGAAATTATGGAAGTGCCATTCAGCCCGACGCTTAATGCGTTGGAAGTAATTTTCCCAAATGGCTCAAAAATTACCGCGTTGCCAGCTAACCCCGACACTGCGCGTGGTTTCTCGGCGAATGTGTTTCTGGACGAGTTCGCTTTCCACGCCGACAGCCGTGAGATTTGGAAAGCCTTGTTCCCTGTCATTTCCGCAGGTTGGAAACTCCGCGTGGTTTCCACACCTAACGGCAAGGGCAACAAGTTCTACGAATTGATGACCGACTTGGAAAACACCGAATGGTCTCGTCATCAAACCGATATTTATCAAGCAGTCGCTGACGGTCTTCCACGCAACATTGAACAGCTCCGCAAAGGCTTAAATGATGAAGATGCGTGGGCGCAGGAATTTGAACTCAAGTGGCTTGATGAAGCCAGTTCGTGGCTTTCATTCGATTTGATTGACAGCGTGGAACATATTGATGCAGGCAAGCCTGAACTTTATCAAGGTGGCTCGTGCTTTGTGGGAATGGATATTGCCGCCCGTAACGACTTAACCGTGATTTGGGTGCTGGAATTGGTCGGTGATGTGTATTGGACGCGTGAGCTGATTACGCTCAAACGTGTGCCGCTGCGTGAGCAACTCGAAGAACTCAATCGCGTAATGAAGCAATATCACGTGGTCGTTGGCAATCTCGACCAAACAGGAATGGGTGAAAAAATGGTGGAAGATGCCCAAGCCGAACACGGCAAACGTATTCAAGGCACGCTGTTCAACGTGTCCAGCAAACTCAAAATGGCAACCATCGGCAAAACCGCTTTTGAAGATCGCAAAATCCGCATTCCGCAAGGCAATAGCGATTTGCGGGAAGATTTGCACAAACTCAAAAAAATCACAGGCTCAAACGGCATTCCACGCTTTACTGCTGAAAGCGACAGCAATGGACACGCCGACCGCACTTGGGCGTGCTTTCTCGCTTTAACCGCCGCCACGGAAGCGGTAATGCAACCTGTAAAAGCCCATAGCCGCCGACCAAGAAGTAGCAAAAGATTAACTGCAGGATATTAACAATGACACCAAAAAAACAAGACTTAATCCGCGTCATCGCCAGCCGTGCCAATGCCATTGATTATTGGGCGTTTATGCACTACCTGCCGAACCCCGATCCTGTACTGAAGAAAATGGGCAAAGATATTTCCGCCTATCGTGAGATTTTATCCGACAGTCACGTTGGGGGCTGTGTTCGCAGACGTAAAGCGGCAATTAAAGGCTTAGAGTGGCGAATTACGCCTACAAGCAATGAAAAAACGGACGAGATTTTGACCGCACTTTTCGACCGCTTGCCGATGTCGCAAATTATCGGCGAAATGCTCGATGCCACGTTGTTTGGCTATCAAGCGTTGGAAGTGATGTGGGAAAGCAAAGACGGCTTACTGTTGCCAACAGCAATCGTAGGCAAACCGCAAGAATGGTTTGTGTTCGATGACGAAAATCAGCTCAAACTTCGCACCAAGGAACATCGCGATGGCGAATTTATTCCACCTTACCGAATGTTGCTCGCCACCCAAAATGCGACCTATATCAACCCTTACGGCTTGGGCGATTTGTCCCTTTGCTTTTGGGCGGCAACTTTCAAAAAAGCGGGTTTTAAGTATTGGCTAGAATTCACCGAAAAATATGGTAGCCCGTGGCTGGTCGGTAAACACCCACGCCAAGCCCAAATTCACGAAGTGGAAGACTTGCTCGACAGTATGGAGAAAATGCTGGGGACTGCGGTAGCGGCAATTCCTAATGATAGCTCTATCGGCTTAGTGGAAGGCTCTGATAAAAGTGGCTCGTCTGAAGCCTTTGATAATTTCATTAAATACTGCAAATCAGAAATCGCCATTGCATTGTTAGGGCAAAACCAAACCACCGAAGCGGAAGCCAACCGAGCAAGTGCCACCGCAGGCTTAGAAGTCACTAAAGATATTCGCAATGATGACGCCAGCCTTGTTGAACGCACTTTCAACCAGCTTTTATCGTGGATTTGCGAGCTAAATTTTAACGTGGACACCTTGCCAACGTTCGAGCTATTTGAACAAGAAAGCATTGATAAACTACAAGCCGAACGCGACAAGCTCTTAACCGAAATCGGCGTGGGCTTTACCGAGCAGTATATTCACCGCACTTATGGCTTTGAAGACGGCGATATTATTATGCAAGCGGTCGAAAAAGCAGAAAAATCTGCAAAGACGGCAGACTTTGCAGAACCAATCTCGAAAAGCGTGATTGACACGATTGGCGAACAGTTGGAAATGGAAGGCGAGGCTGTTGTAGAAACGTGGTTGCACGACATTCGCGACCGCTTAGGGCAAGCCGAAAGTTTGGAAGATTTCCGCAATCAACTGGACAGCCTAATCCCAGAATTGAGCTTTGCTGAATATGGCAAACTGCTAGCGTGGGGTTCAACCGCCGCTCAATTTGCAGGGCGACAATCGGTGGTCGATGAAACCAAATAGCTAAGTGTAGGGGCGTGTTGCACACGCCCGAAAGGAACGAAAATGCAAAAATTCACCTTTGAAAACCAAGTTAAATACTTTGAGAAAAAACTCAACCTACCCACCAACAGCTATTTGGACGTGCTGGGCGATGAACATGACTACTTCTTTATGGTGGCAGGCGCGAACCGTAATGAAGTGTTGCTCGCCTTTCGTGACGCGGTCGATGAAGCCATTGCCAACGGCGAAACGCTGGAAGGCTTCCGCAAACGCTTTGATGAAATCGTGGCTCGCACAGGCTGGGACTACAAAGGCGGTCGCAATTGGCGAAGCCGTATCATTTACGACACCAACGTTTACGCCGCCTACAATCGAGGACGGCTGCAACAGCATTTGGATTTAGCTGATGTGATGCCCTATTGGGAATATCATCACCACGATAACAGCCACCCACGCCAAGAACATATTGATTTGGACGGCACAATTTTACCGGCAAGCGATCCATTTTGGCGTTATTACTACCCAATCAAGGCATATGGCTGCCATTGCACCGTCACCGCTCACGATGAAGATGACTTGAAAGAAATGGACAAAACCGTCAGCCCATCGCCTGAAATCGAATGGCAAGAAAAACTGGTTGGTACAAGGTCAGGAAATCCAAGAGTGGTACGAGTGCCGAAAGGTTATGATGTGGGCTTTCAACCGCATAATTTTGAACGGCTGACTGCTGGGCGAAATGCAGATGTGGATCAGCTGTTGTTCAATAAATTCGTCAATGCCGAGCCGAAACTTGCTAGCCTACTTATTGAAAACGTGTTACAAAATCCGCGTGCGGTGATGATGTTAAACGGCGCGATGAAGTCGATGGTCGATACCGTTACAGTGGAAAAAATGGCGCGTGGGCAAATGAAAAACGTGGGCGTAATCCCAGCCAAAGTGATTGATAAATTGACCGCACTTGAAAAAGCCCCACAGTCAGCCGTGATTGCCGTGCGTGATGAAGATGTGCTGCACGCTCTGCGTGATACCAAACAAGCCAAAGGCATTAACCTGCCGATTGAGTTTTGGGAACAGTTGCCGGAGAAGTTGAGAAATCCGAGTGCTATTTTGCTGGAAACCGATCAAAAATTGCCGACCTTGCTTTTTATTTATGAAACCGAGCAAGGAAAAGTGGCAATCAAAATGGATTATGAAGTAAAGCTCAAAGATGAGTTAAGTAAAAAGAAATTACCGCATAAGGTTAATTTAGTGAGAACGGCAAGTGTATTTACGGATAAAACAGGAATGCACAAGTATGAAGTGTTGTGGGGTGAATTGTAGCGGTGGTTTGCCTGATTCGAACAGGATAATGAGCCGAAGCACAACCTTTCCAGTAGGAAACCCCCACCGCTGTAAACACTATACGCCACTTATTTTCAGAAGACAAATGCTATGATCAAAATTTCACTTAATGATACCCAAGCCGTCCAACAGCTTAGCAACATCGCACGCCAATTAAAACAACCCCGCAAGCTCTATGGCGTGCTGGGTGAAACCTTGAAGAAAATCCACGCCGAACGATTTAAGCAGGAAGTTGATCCGCAAGGTAATAACTGGCAACCACTTTCTGCCAAAACATTGGCACATAAACAAAAGAAAGGCAAGTCCACCAAAATTTTGCGACAAGACGGTTATTTGTCGGATAGAACCGCCTACAACTACAACGACAAAAATGTAGAGTTTGGTTCAGATGCCAAATATGCACGGCTACATCAATTTGGCGGCAAGGCTGGCAGGGGTAAAAAGGTAACCATTCCAAAACGCCCTTGGCTAGGTGTAAGCCAAAATGACGAACAAAAACTACTGCGAAAAGCCACCGCACTTTTGCAACGACAAATCGACCAAAATCTGTAATATCGGCTAATTTTCAAAAATAAGCTATAAAACGCCCATTGTGGCGTTTTAAATCTCATTCGATAAATGATTGCCTAAAATTTCTTTGGCGTGTTTATAAACACCGATAAACACGCAAAAACGCCCTATTTGTTCCCACTTTACTTTTTATTTCCTTTTTTTCATTCCTTAAACCAGTTTAAAAGTAACAAGCGGTCGTTTTTCCTATGATTTGCACAACAAGGAGAAACGAATGACCCTGATTGAAATTTTTAAAGCAGGCAAACGAACAGATGCAAATGGCATAGAAGTGGAAATTACCACTGATGATTTGCAACAAGCCGTCAATGCCTACAACGTAAACTTTCACGAATCCCCTGTGGTAATCGGACACCCAAAACACAATGCCCCTGCCTATGGCTGGGTAAAACGTCTTGAGTTGGACGGCGATATGCTGAAAGCCGAGTTCGACCAAGTCGATCCAGAATTTGCCGAAATGGTGGAAAAAGGGCGATTTAAGAAAGTGTCGTCTTCTTTCTATCTTGCCGACAGCCCAAACAATCCCTGCCCGGGTAGCTTGTACTTACGCCACGTGGGCTTTTTAGGCGCAATGCCACCTGCGGTAAAAGGCTTGCGTAATCCTGAATTTGCCGAGAATGAACAAGGCGTTGTGGATTTTTCTGATTGGGCGGAAGCGAGCCTGTGGCGACGTTTGCGTGATTGGATTATTGGCAAACACGGACAGGACGAAGCAGACAAGGCGTTGCCTGATTATTTAGTAACAAGCGTGCAAGAAGAATCTATCCGCAACGATTTTAAACGCTATCAACAAGATGAAGCAGGTATTCCAATACCAAGTTTTAATGAATCACCTCAACCTTCAGAACCACAAGGAGAACTTGAAATGACCCCTGAAGAAATTGAACAGCTCAAGGCAGAAAATGAAAAATTGAAAGCCGAAAAAGCAGAAAATGAACTCAACCAAGCCAAAGCCGAAAATGCCGATTTTGCCGAAGGTTTAGTGAAAGCAGGCAAACTCGCCCCGATTGCCAAACAGCAAGCAGTGGATTTGTTGAACTACGCTTCCACCACAATGCAAGGCGGTGTGGTCGAGTTTGGCGAAGGCGAAAGCCTACACAGCAAACTCAAAGCCTTTTTGGATGCGCAACCGCAAGTAGTGAACTTTGCTGAAGTGGCGACTAAAGAGAAAGCCGCCGCCCCGCAAGACGGCACGGTGGAATATGCGGAAGGCACTAATCCTGCCAGCATTGAAGCTGACCAAAAAATTATGGCGTATGCCAAAGAACACGGCGTGAGCTACACCGCCGCCTTTAACGCAATTTATCAATAGAAGGAACATTTATGACTGCTCATAATCTTAGCGCACTACGCGTGCAAGATCCTGTTTTAACCAAATTGGCACAGGGCTATCACAATTTAGAACTCATCGGCGAAGTTTTAATGCCGACCGTCGAAATCGACAAAGAAGCGGGCAAAATTCCGCAATTTGGTCGCCTTGCGTTCCGCCTGCCAAGCACGGTGCGTAACTTACGCGGCACGTCTAACCGATTAGACCCTGAAGACATCACGGCAATTGATGTGGCACTCGAAGAGCACGATGTGGAATACGCCATTGACTACCGCGAAGAAAACGAAGCGATTTTCTCGCTCCGTCAGTTTGCTTTAAATACTACCCAAGATGTCATCGCATTGGGGCGTGAAAAAGAAGTTGCGAAGCTCGCCTTAGACGAAAGCAAATACGACAGTGGCAACAAAATCACTTTAAGTGGCACATCAAAAATCACCAGTAAACAAGCGGACATTTTCGCAATGTTCGACACCGGCATTCGTGCAGTGAAACGTGCTATCGGTCGTAAACCGAATGTATGCGTGATTGCCGGTGATGTATGGGCAGCATTGAAAGAACACCCAGCGGTGATTGAAAAACTCAAATACTCACAGGTGGCGATTGTAACCCCTGAAGTATTCGGCAAATTGATTGGTATCGACACCGTGAAAATTGGTGAAGCCGTGTATGAAGAAGGTAGCCAGCTTAAAGACATTTGGTCAGATGCTATTGTGTTGGCTTACGTTGCTCCACGTTCAACCGAACGCAAAGGCACGGTATATGAGCCGTCTTACGGCTACACCGTCCGCCGTCAAGGTGGCTTATTTGTGGATACCTACAAAGAAAACGGTGGCAAGCTCGAAGTTATCCGCACCACCGATATTCACAAACCGCACTTACTCGGTGCATCAGCAGGTTACTTAATTAAAGAATGTCTATAACCCCCAAAATCCTTCTTTAAGTTAGGGTTAGTGGGGATAGATGTAACAATGTTTCACTAGGAGAAATCAATGAACAAAAAACGCTACGTTGTGACGAGCACAATGGCCATTTTGCACAACAATCAACGCTATGAACAAGGTGACAAGCTTGAGCTCACAGATGAAGAAGCAGAAAAAATCTCGCTTTATGTGCAATTAGTTGAACCGAAACAAGCGGTAACTGAAGCCGATGTACAGGCTGCAGAAGCCAGCATTGCACAAGCAAAAACCAAAGGCAAAAAAGGCGAATAAGAATGTACATTCAGACACAAGATTTAACGGACGTGATGGACGAAATCACGTTAAGACAACTTTCAGCGGATAACAGCCGAGCCACAGAAGCCAATCAAGCTGTGCTTACTAAAGCCTGTGAATACGCCACCGAGACGGTGGACGGCCATCTTCGTTCGCGTTATCAGTTGCCGTTAAATCAAGTGCCGACCTTGGTTCGCAACATCTGCTTGCAGCTAGCGCGCTACTGGCTTTATTCACGCCGTCCTGACGGCAAGGGCTTTCCACCCAATGTGAAAGATGCTCACGCTCAAGCGTTAAAGGATTTAGAGCGCATTGCCGACGGCAAATTGCATTTGGGTTTGCTTGAAGTGGGTGAAGAAGCAGATGACAGTTTGCCGTCTGCCTTAAAGTTTAAAGCCCGTGCACCGCAAAAATTGGATTTATCAGGTTATTAAGGGGCGTCTATGAGTGCCACATTACCTATTTTGCAAAGCATTCGGGAGCATATCGAAAGACAAACTACGAGTTTCAGCATCGAATTGTTCCCTGATGACCTTGAACACTACAACCTGCTCGACCCAATCGGAGCAGTGCTGGTGCAATATGCTGGGTCAAAATTTGAAAGCCTTGATAGCACCGACATTATCCAACAACGCCGAAAAGTACTGGTTGCACTCACTGTGATTGCTCGTGGCCAACACGATGACACAGGTGCGTTGGATATGTTAGACAAATTACGCCTTGCTGTAGTGGGCTTTAAACCCATTAACTGCACCCCTTGTCATTTAATCAGTGAAGAGTTCGCAGGCGAAGACAACGGGCTGTGGCAATATCAACTGATTATTCAAACCGAAACCTGGCAGGTAGAAGACCGACAAGCGGTCATCTCCGCCCCCAAATTTGCACATTTACTGAAACGCGCAACAATCCAACCGTGAAATACGGTTAACACCAAATTAAGGAGAAAAATATGGCAGTAGCCTTTCACCACGGCTCAGAAACCGAACGTATTAATGGCGGCACAGTAGCTATCCGTCAAATTGATGGGGCGATTATTGGCTTAATTGGCTCCGCCCCGATTGGCTCAACCAATGAAATTACACTTTGCCAAACCGCAAAACATTTTGCCCAGTTTGGTAATCTAGTAGATAAAGGTTATACCATTTGTGATGCCTTAGATATTATCAAACGCTATGAGGCAGGCACAGTCTATGTGATCAATGTATTAGATCCTAAAAAACACCGCACTACAGTAAGCGATGAAGTGCTCAGCCAAAATGCAGATACCCTAATGGCACAAACCGCAAAAGCAGGCTTAATTGAATTAACCCTCAAATCAGAAGGCAGTCCATTAACCGCTGGCAAAGATTACACCGTCAATTTATTAACAGGTGAAATTACTTTTACTCGCCTACAAACAGAGCTCACCGCAACCTATACTTATGCTGACCCAAGCAAAGTCACCGAAAGTGATATTCGTGGGGGAATTGAGTCATCTACAGGTAAACGCACCGGCTTTGAGCTATTAAAAATGGGCTTTATTGAATTTGGTGCAGATGCCAAAATCATCATTTGCCCTGAGTTTGACCAACAAGCAGGCGTAATGAGTTCACTAGCCACCCTCGCCGATAAGCTCAATGCCATTGCTTATATCAATGCCCCTAAAGGCACCACCTTATCACAAGCTATTACAGGGCGTGGCAGTAACGGCACAATTAACTTTTACACCAGTTCTGACCGAGCTCATCTCTTTTTCCCTCATGTTATTGGCGAGCGAGGCTCACTAGAAAGCCTTGCCACCCATGCAGCAGGTTTGCGGATGAAAACCGATGTTGACCAAGGCTATTGGTTCTCTACGTCTAACCGTGAACTAAAAGGCGTACAAGGCGTAGAAGTAAAACTCATTGCCCGTGTAAATGATGTGCAAAGTGAAACAAACCAACTAAACTCACGTGGTATCACAACCGTATTCAACAGCTATGGCACAGGCTACCGCCTATGGGGAAACCGCTTGGCTTGTTATCCAACAGTAACACACATCACTAATTTTGAAGTGGTACAACGTACGGCAGATTTAATTGATGAGAGCATCGCCCAAGCAGAACTTCAATATATCGACCGTCCAATTGATGATGCGTTGCTTGACAGTTTATTAGGTACCATTGAAACCTATATGGGTACCCTAAAATCCATTGTTGGTTATAGCGTATCACTCGACCCAGATGCCGATTTAGTGGACGCATTTAGCCAAGGCTTAGTCCCTTTACAATATGATTTTACGCCAAAAATTCCAGCAGAACGTATTCGCAATAAGAGCGTGGTTACACGTAAATATCTGGTCAACTTGACGAGCCGTGGAGGTCAATAATGAGCGGTGTAACGATTAACAAAATTGATAATGCCAATGTGTACATCAATGGCAATAGTTTTTTAGGTAAGGCAAAATCTATCAAATTACCCGAATTTGAAGTGGAAATGACCGAGCATAAAAACCTTGGTTTGGTAGGCACCATTAAATTACCAAGTGGTGTAAATGCCCTGGAAGGTGAAATTGTATGGGACGGTTTTTACCCTGAAGTCGCAGCCATTGCTAATAACCCATATCGCACGGCTCAACTACAAGTGCGTGCAGATGTGAGCATTTACAATGCCGCAGGGCGTGCAACAGAAGTCCCTTTGGTGATGATGTTAAACTGCAACTTCAACAAAACCCCACTGGGCGAATACAAACCCAAAGAAGCTACAGAATATGCGATGGCTTATCAAGCCACGATGATTAAGCAATCCATTGATGGCAAAGAGGTTCTCTATTTTGAAGCCTTCACCAACAAATGGCGTGTCGGTGGTCAAGATGTCTTAGAAGTTTACCGTAAGAATATCGGGCAGTAATTCTTTAAATCAGTTTAAAAGCAGAACCCATCGCACTTTTATAAACTCCTTTGTGAAAGTTAAACAACACACTCACAAAGGAGTTTTTTTATGTCAAGCGTCGTCCTTAAATTAGAACACCCTATTACTGATGGACAAGGTAATAACATCACTGAGCTTACTATCCGTCGCCCTAAAGTGAAAGATATGCGCAAAATGCGAGGGAATAACGATTTAGAGCAAAGCATTAGTCTTATTGCCATCGTTACGGGTTTAGTGCCTGAAGACTTAGATGAGTTAGATATTGTGGACGTTAAACGAGCCTCAGAAATCTTAGAGAAAATGCAAAAGGGAAAGTCAGCTTAGAGCAACTTGATGCGGTGTTAGCCGATTTGGCTTGGTGGTTTGGTTGGCAACCTTCAGAGTTAGAAAATTTGACCATTGATGAAATTGAACGCTGGATAAAGCAAGCGGAACGCCAAGTAAAAGCCCAATACAGCAAAGCCGCTATTTAGCGGCTTTGTTTGTTTGAAGCATCAAATCAGCTAGGTTATCAAAAATACGCACAAAAAATTGGAAGACAAAATAAAGGGAAACCAGCAAGGCATTAACAAGCAAGGTAATAATAAAAGACAGTGCAATATAGCCTAAGGTACTCAACCAAGAAGAAAATAAGCCACTTTGCCCAAAAGCATAAATAGACACAGCAAAGACTGCCACAAGTAGGATGAGATGACATAGTGTCAGTAAGGCTTGCACCCAAGAAATATTCTCTTTTTGCATACATTTCCCCTTCTTCAAATTAACAAAGGAAACTATAAACCATGGCAAGCAATCTTTCAATAGCATTAATGATTGGGGCGAGTGTTGGCAGTGCGGTAGCTGGGATTAAACGACTGCAAAATACCTTGCATACATTGAGAGATAACACCCTCTCTACCTCGGTAAAACTAAAAAATTTAGGTGCAATGACCATACTTGGTGCCGGCGGTACCATAACAGGTATTAAAGCGACAACAGATGGTGTGATGACCTTGGCAAATTCAGCCATTCAGTTTGAAAGTGCGATGGCTGATGTAAAAAAGGTCGTGGACTTTAAATCCCCTGAAGGCTTTGCTAATTTATCCAAAGATATCTTAAATCTTACCCGCACTTTACCCATGACCGCAGAGGAGCTTGCCGCTATTACCGCAGCAGGAGGACAACTTGGTGTGGCTGAAGAAGATCTCAAAGATTTCACCACCACGATTGCCAAGATGTCAGTGGCTTTTGATATGTCTGCCGAAGATAGTGGTGATGCCATGGCAAAACTTGCCAATGTGTACAAAATCCCCATTAAAGAAATTGGCAAATTAGGGGATGCTATCAATGAACTCTCCAACTCAAGCCCAGCCAAAGCCTCAGATATTGTCAGTACATTAGGTCGAATTGGTGGGGTAGCAAAACAATTTGGGCTTTCTGAAAATGCAGCTGCCGCACTTTCCAGTTCTTTTATTTCTCTAGGTAAAGCACCTGAAGTCGCAGGCACTGCGATTAACGGTATGCTGACCAAATTGATGACCGCAGATAAAGGCGGCAAAAAATTCCAAGAGGCACTCCAATCAATGGGGTTAAACGCCAAAGACTTGAAAAAAGCTATTGGGCAAGATGCTCAAGGGGCTTTAACTAGCTTTTTAAAACAGATCCAAAAACTCCCCAAAGAAAAACAAATGGGGGCATTAGTCGATTTATTTGGCTTGGAATATGCCGATGACGTGGCTGTGCTTGCTAGGAATGTTGAAGTGTTAGAAGGGAGTTTAAAAACCCTGCAAGAAACCGATGAAAATGGCAAAGCGAAATATCTTGGATCAATGGAGAAAGAATTCGCCGCACGTTCTGCAACCACCGAAAATAATTTAAAACTGCTTAGTAATAGCTTTACGGAAATCAAAACAACCCTAGGTTCAGTCTTGCTTCCAGTAATCAATAATGTTGTAAACAGCATTAAACCTTTAATCTATTGGATAACCGACTTACTTGCCAAAAATCCTGCTATTGCGGAAGGTTTGCTTTATGTTGCAGGTGGGCTTGCTGCTGCATTTACAGGATTTTCAGCCCTAACAGCAGTAATAAACGGCGTTGGCTTTGTTTGGGTATCCGTGGGGACAACAATCACAAAAATCGCAAGCTTTATTGGTGGAACTTTTAATTTTGTATCTAGATCCTTTGGGGTGATTACAACGGGTTTGAAAATAGGCGGACGGTTAATAGCAGTTGTCGGTGGGCAGTTTTTTAAAATGGGTGTGATGTTTGTGAAAGCCTTGGCAATGATGGGGAAAGCCTTTTTAACCAATCCTATTGGACTTGCTATCACTGCTATCGCCGTTGGTGCTTACCTTATCTACCAATACTGGGAACCAATTTCCGCTTGGTTTTCTAATCTTTGGACAAAAGTGTCGGGTTATTTCCAAAATTTCTGCACTTGGGTACAAGGAATTTGGAATGGTGCCACCGAATGGGTTTCATCAGCTTGGGCAGGTGTCACCGATTTCTTCAGTGGGCTTTTAGATAATATCCTCAGCTTTTTTAATTCAGGCATTGGCAATATCACCGCCACCATTCTCAATTGGTCGCCTTTAGGTTTATTCCAACAAGTCTTTTCCACGGTGTTGTCCTGGTTTGGGATTGATATACCGAGTAAATTCAGTGACTTCGGTCGCAATATGATTGACGGCTTAGTCAACGGTATCAAAAACGCCTGGGAAGGGGCAAAGCAAATTGTCTCCGACTTAGGCAATGGCATTAAAGGTTGGTTTGCCGAAAAACTGGGTATCCATTCCCCAAGCCGAGTATTTAAAGGTTATGGTGTGAACGTGGTAGAAGGTTTGGCGATTGGGATGAATAAAGCTCAGCCCCTTGCACAAGAAGCCACGGATGTTTTGTCCAACAGTGTGAGCTTGGACGACAAAACTCAAGGTGGTTTGCTTAGCAATTATCAGCCATTAAATCGTAATGCTGTTACAAATACAGAAACAAGCTCTGCAGGAATTGTAGTGCATTTTAGCCCCAATATCACCTTAACAGGCGGTGATCCACAAGGTGTAACTGATCAACTCCAAAATACCCTAAAAATGGGCGCTTATGAGTTTGAACAGTTACTCAACCGTATTTTAGATGAACGACAACGGAGAGCCTACTAATGTCAAATTATGCACTATTAGGTAATATTGCCTTTGATTTACTTTCAGCCCCAACGGGGTTTGATGAACGCCATTCGGCGCTGTTTGCAGAACACAACGTTCTTTCGGGAAAGCCTAAATTACAAGCAATGGGCATGACATTAACTGAAGTCACCTTGCAATTACAGCTACATCACCAACTTGCTCCTGTAGAAAGTCGCTATCAAGCCCTATTGGCAGCTCAAGCAAGCCAAGAAGCATTAGCGTTAGTTTTTGGCTTTTCTAAATTTAAAGGGCATTTTGTTGTGACAGAAGTCTCAAGTAAAGTCTTATTTACTGATAACAAAGGTAATGCCCTCGCCCGTGATGTCAGTTTGACTTTAAAAGAATTTGTCGGTAATCCACAAGCCGGCGTACTAGGTGCCGCATTATCTCTTGCAGGTAATTCACCACTGGCATCAATTGTGCCAAAAAGTTTAAGCAATTTTGTCAGCCAAGCCAATCAATTGATGAGTAAAGGGATTGCTGTGGCTCGCCAAGTTAAACAAGCGATCTCTGATGTAAAAAGTGCGGTCGAAATCGTGAAAAATTTAAAAGATAACCCTCTTGCGGCATTGTCAGAGATAAGCGGTATCGTAAACACATTGGGAGGCTCTTTCGGTGGTTTAGCCGAAATGGTTGGACTAGGTAATGCCTTTGCAAGTTTAACCGAAGGTGTGCGTGGAGCGGCAGGATTTATGCAAGATTTAACCACCCTTTCAGCACATTTAAACACCGCTTATAGCCTGTTTAAATCAGGTATTGAAGGCGATGAATTAGGCGAATGGTTTGATTTTGGGGTGCAAGCGATTGAAGCAGCCGATGAGGTTTCTGCATCCCTTGCAAAAAATTCAGCCAAAATGACCGCTTGGATTGCTATTCGTGCCGACAGTGGGGAGGAAAACAATGAGTAATGCCATTATTTTACATACCGTTAAACAAGGCGAGCGTTGGGATAATCTTGCCTATCACTACTATGGCACAGTCAATAAAATTAACCGCTTAATCAACGCCAATCCACATATTCCCTTTTGTGAAGTATTACCTATGGGAGAAACATTAAAAGTCCCTGTGTTAGAAGTTAAAACCACCGATAACCGCGACCTACCACCTTGGTTGCAAGGAGACAACTAATGCAAGTCCAAACACCTGATTTTGAACTCTTATACGAAGCCAAACAAATTACCCAATATGTTAAGCCCAATTTTTTGCGTTTAACTTATACTGATCATCTTTCGGATCAGTCAGACGAATTGCAAGTGGAGTTTGAAGATATTGAACGCAAATGGGTAGGCAGTTGGTTCCCCACTCAAGGCGATAAATTAACCTTACTACTCGGTTATAAAGGCGAGCCCTTAGTAAACTTGGGGAGCTTTGAACTAGACGAAATTGAATGGCAATGGTCGCCAGACAGAGGTTCGGCAGTTTCCCTGAAAGCATTGAGTACGGGCATCACTAAAGCTAATCGTACACTCAAACCTAAAGCTTACGAAAATACCACTCTTGCTAATATTGTAAAAACCGTGGCGAAACGCTTAAAACTGAAGGTAACAGGAATGGTTGCCGATATTCCTATTCAGCGTGCAACACAATACCAAGAACGGGACGTAGAATTTTTAACACGACTGGCACACGAATATCATCACAGTTTTAAAATTGTCAACCAAACGCTCGTCTTTACCACAATGGCAAGTCTTGAGGAACGCACACCAGCAGCGGTGATTGATTATAGTGAGGTGAAAAGTTTACGCCTACGTGATCGCATTAAAGATACCGTCTCAAAAGTAGAAGTCTCAGGCTTTAATCAGCACGAGAAAAAGGCGTTGAAATCGACCAAAAAACATAAAGCCAAACGCCCAAGTAAAAAGCAAGCCGCGGCAAACAGTGCGGACACATTGAAAATCGTGACCCGTGGTGAAAGCCAAGCGCAAATCAATGCGCGAGCCGATGCCGCACTGGCTGAAAATGATGACCAACAAGCGGGCAACATTACCGTGATAGGCAACCCCAAACTGGTGGCAGGTAATACTATTTGGCTAACCAACGTGGGTATGTTTAGCGGCAAATACCTAATCAAGCAGGCACGCCATAGCCTAGACAAAAACCAAGGTTACTTAACCGACCTTGAAATTAAAATGATTGAATTCAGCGAGGAGCTACCAAAAGATGAAAAAGCCACTGCCAACCCATAACTTTGGTGCAACCTATCAAGAAGGCATTGTCAGCCAAGTTGATCCGAAAACCCACCGCATTAAAGCAACCATTCCCGCCCTCGAAGATTTTGAAACGGCGTGGCTGGCTTTTGTGACCCCCAATGCAGGTGGCAATCAATTTTACTGTCTGCCCGATGTGGGTGAACTGGTTGCCGTGCTGCTCGATGCTCGCGGTGAAAGCGGTTGTGTTTTAGGCGCAATTTACAATGCCCAAGACCCTGTGCCTGTTGCAGATAGTGAAATATGGTTACATAAATTCAGCAATGGCACTGAAATTTCTCATAACCGCAACACAGGCGATGTGGTAGTGAATACCACAGGCAAGGTCATTGTCAGTGCAGGTCAAGCGATTGTGAATGCCCCAACTGAAATTAATGGTAATACGAAAGTCAATGGCGATCTGTACGCCACAGGAAAAGTTACATCAGACACCGAAGTGTCTGCTCCAAGTGTAAAACAAGGCTCAGTTTCTCTCGGCTCTCACGTACACACTGGAGTAGAAAGTGGTAATAAACGCTCAGGCGGTCCGCAATAACTCAGTTTTGGGGAAAATTATCATTTGCCCTATAAAAGGGAGAAAGATGTTTGCCCTTACGTATTCAATTTCTTTAAAATAGTTTAAAAGCATTTCTTATCCATAGCAGCTACCCTTGCGGCTATGAAAACATCAATTCAACATACCCACTGGCAATTAGCCCCCATTGATGTCGCCACCATACAAGGTGAAGATGATTTACATCAGTGTATTCTCAATATTCTGTCTACCCGAAAAGGCAGTGACGTACTTCGCCCTGATTTTGGCTCCGACCATTTCGATTATATCGACCAACCTGAAGATATTGCGATCCCTAATATTGTGCGAGAAGTCTTTACCGCAATTGATAAATGGGAAAAACGTGTCGTGGTACAAGAAGTTATCATCACAGGCGAAGCCCCTGAATTTCATTTTTCAGTGAAATGGTGTGTTGCAGAAGATGTGGCTCGTCAAATTTATGCAACGGAGTATCAACTATGATCGCACATCCTGAAGAAATCCAAATTGTTGATGAAGATGTGTCAAAAATCCTTGCTGATTGTATTGCACAATATGAAGAACGGACAGGCAAAACCTTACAGCCAGCACATATTGAACGGTTGCTGATCAATTTATATGCCTACCGCGAATTACTTATGCGAAAAGGTATTAACGAAGCCTTTCGCCAAACCTTTCCGCAGACAGCAACCGGACAAGCCTTGGATTTATGTGGTGAACAAATGGGCTGTATCCGCCTTGCGGCACAACCTGCCGAAACTACGTTGCGTTTTCGTGTAGAAGAAACGGAGCACGATGAAATCGTCATTCCAGCAGGCACGACAGTGCGTGCAACAGAAACACTTTATTTCTCCACCAAAACAGAAACCGTTATTTCGAAATTTGCCAGTTTTGTTGATGTAGTTGCTATCGCAAATCTAACAGGTGAGGCAGGTAATGGCTGGGAAGCGGGAAGGGTAAAAAACCTTGAAAGCCCTATTGCCTATCAAGGCACATTAACTGTTAGCAATATAGATGAAACCGATGGTGGCGTTTCTGAAGAAAGTGATGAAGACTACCGAAAACGTATTTTACTTGCCCCCGAAGCTTTTACTGTTTGTGGCACTTTTGAAGCCTATGAATATCACGCACGTAGTGTAAGCCATTTTATCAATGATGTAGCAGTGCAGCGACCTAAAGCAGGCACAGTCAAAGTTACTTTACTCACCAAACGTGGTATTCCTCAACCGCTCTTAGTGGAAAAGGTAAATCACTATTTGAGTGCAGATAAGCGCCGACCGCTTAATGATACAGTGATTGTCGCCCCAGCAGAAAAGGTAAGCTACAACATCATTGCAAATTTAGATCTTTATATCACCGCAAATCAAACCGAAACCAAAGCTCGTGCATTCAAAGCAATTCAGGAGTTTATTTCTGCTAACCCATTCAAATTAGGGGTAGATATTGTGCCATTAAGTATTGCAGCTGCACTCAAAGTATCAGGCGTGTATAACGTAGAAATTGTGGAGCCTACCCTTACCGAAGTGCTGAAACATCAGTGGGCGGTATGCGAAGGGATCACCCTCAATATTGTGGGAGAAAGTAATGGCTAAACTGCAATACCCAGACATCATTCGTCAAGATCTCAAGTTCATTGTTTTGGCTGATTTATCTAACCGTTTTGACGAGTTGGATAAATCGCAAATTATGACCTCAATTATTGAGCTAGTAGATGATAAATACATTGAATTGCTAGCAGAAAAATGGAGTGTGACAGGCTACGACGGCTATTTGCTTGCCGATGATGTAAAAGCCAAACGCACTTTAATTAGCTCCGCTGTGGAGTTGCATAAATACAAAGGTACGCCTTGGGCGGTGAAAGAAATTTGTAAAAAACTAGGGCTAGGTAATGTAGAAATCATTGAACGTCTTGCTAAGCAATTTCATGAAGGGGTAATTACTCGCAATGGCATCTATTTCCATGGCGATGATAACCGCTGGGCACAATACCGCATTCTGCTTAATGATGTGATTACTTATGCTGAAGCTAAAGTTGCTCGCCAAACAATTGAACGATTTGCCCCAGCTCGCAGTGAACTTATCGCACTTGATTTTAGAAAATACGCTTTTTTACACAACAACACATTAACTCGCAACGGCACTTATAGTCGTGGTGCGGCATAAGAGAGGATAAGATGACGACTTTAACAAAAGACGATTTTTTACCAGAACAACCCATTTGGGAAGATGGCGTTTATATGCTGAAAGAAACCGACCCTGTACTTGGAGGTCCAACAGGTGTTGATAATTTACCTTTAAAACATTTAGCAAACCGCACGCTATTCTTAAAAGGCGAAATGGAGAAGGTTGGCGAGCAAAATAAAAATGCTTTCAGAGAACTTGCTAAAGCTGATGGCTTTCGTTTTATCGGTCAAGCTGAAAGTATCGAACAACTCCGCACTATCCGCCCAACTGAACATGGTCAGCGTATTTTAGTTAAATCCTACTATGTAGGAGGTACAACAGGTGGTGGAGAGTTTGTTGCAGATTTACAAGACCTAATTACGCCTGATGACGGTGGCACTTGTTTTGTGGTGCCGGATAATGGCGGTCGCTGGAAACGTATTAAACATACCTCACTGTTTGATTACGGTATTATCGGGGATGGGCAAATAAATGATACATCTGCGTTTAATCGATTGGAGCAATACTCAAAGCTAATTTATGTTGATTTACAAGGTAAATCTTATCAAGTAGACAAAACACCACGCAATAAAATTTATTTTAATGGTACTTTTTTGTGCAACGACCAATCTCTGTCATTAGGTCAAGCCAATATGCTTGACAATGATATTTTGGTCACTGTAGGCGATGGAGGGGATTTTGGCACAATCAATCAAGCAATTACTTACTTAGTCGATAATTTTAGTCATAAAAAGCACAAAGTCGGAGATAGTACACACTCGTCTCGTTATGCTCCCGATGCTTTATCGGCGACTATTAAGCTGTTAAGCGGCTTTACAATGCGTGAGCAAGTCATTATTCGACAGTCTCAACTTGGCTGGATCAATCTCGTCTCGGAAGATCAAGAGGTTGTAATTAACCGAGCATCTTTAATTAAATCTGCTTATTTTGAAGGGACGAGTTCCGAGATGTTTCCTGCTTTTTATGCTGGGGACAATGCGGAACAATTGTTAATTGCTTGTAAATTCCGAATGGATAATACAGGTGATGGAACAAATAGACACGGCTATGTCTGCAATCGTAATTCGAGGGGGCATATTTGGAGCAATTGTGGGATTAACAATGCAGGAGGTTATGGCTGTTTCGCACGGGAAGGCAGCTCTATTAGCTGCCGAATAACGTATTTTGAAAACGCGGGTAAAAGTGGTTATGCCGCGGCTAGTGCATCGTCTGTTAATGCTCAAGGAGGTCGATGTTCTGGGTCGTTTGATGGTGCATCTGCTTTTGGCGCATCAACTTTAAATTTTGAGCGTGGTGAGGCAAATAACTGCCGTAACGATGCCGTGGTCTCACTATCATCAAGTAATGTTGGCTGTGATTACGCAGAATTAAATAATGCTGGGCGTTATGGTATTCGCGCGCAAGATGGAGGCTCAGTGGGTGGGTATCAGCCGAATATTAAAAACAGCGCGAATACAGCAATTAATTGTATTAGTGGTTATGTATCGACAACTAGAGCTAATCTCTCGGGGACAAAAATAGGGGTGTCTGCGGATCGGGGAGGTAAAGTAAATATCCCACAATCCACTATTATTTGTTTATCCAGAGGGGTGCACGGTAAAAACGGCTCTCAAATCGATGCATCTGACAGTACTATCCGAGGCAGTGAGTTTTCGGTTAATGCGAATTTCGGCTCAAGTATTTGCGTAACCAACTCAGATTGTCGAGCTGATGGTGTGTCTGAGGCTAGCAAGGATTTGCAGGCGTCAAATGGCAGTTTTATCAGTGCTAAAAATGCACAAGGCGGAACAAATACACCAATTAACCAGTTTGGCGAAAACGGCGCGATTTTCAAATGA